GTGATTAACTGTAAGACATTCGTATCAATCTCAAGTGGTGTATATTCCTGCGTATCATCAAATACCAACGGACTGCCACCAGTTGACCCCTCACGCATCTTTTCAAAGTCCATGCGGGCTTTTTTACGTGCTTCACCGTTCAACTGAGCGCCCTTTAGCTTGATAATTCCGCTAGAGAATCCATCACGGAAGAACTTAATCAATGTATTCAGCCCACCGTCTTGCAAACTGATCTCGCTACCAAGTGAAAGCAGTGGAGACCGTCCTAAAATAGTGTCATGACTAAAGAATTTCCAGTGGATGACATCTTCCGCTTTACATTCAATCGCCTTGCCCGTTAAACGGTCACGGAAGGTATATATCAGTCTGTGGTCGTTCGTCTCCTCTACAGTCGTTTCTGAGGGTCTGAAAAACTGAAATTGAAGAGCTTTACCAGTTTTGGGGTCTCGTAAGATTCGAGAGAATGAATTGCCCGTTAAAATCGCGTTGACGGTCATAGCGAACTTCCATGTCCGTGCTGACACATTACCAGTCGATTTAACATTTAAGAGATAGTTCAAATCCGCATCTTGCTCGATATTCCCCGTGAAGTCTTTCTTCAATAGTGGGAATCGTGCGATATCCCCAGCGATGATAGTGACTGCCGTTAAGATATCGCTGTTTTTTAACGCAGAAATTCCTGTATATTCTGGGGAGTAGTTACCAGATAACACGGAAGAAATATAATCATCGTAAGAGGGCTTGGTTGGTCCCAATGGTTGAAAGAAACTCATATAATCTCACCTCCTTTCTATCCATTGAAATCAATGTTTCTTATGTTTGAGTTCGAGTTGTCTAATTCTGTTTGCTAAAACTTCAATGACATCCACTGTATCTTGAGTAAATTTAAAGACATCATTCTCTAAATACTCAATACGTTCTAGTAGTTCGTATTTCTTCTTGATTCGTTTCTTCATTGCGCACCTCCCCGATCAATGTAGATCGCTAAAATAATTAGGATCAGTCCAGTCGAGATAAATCCAACCACTGGATTAATCAAGAAAAGACCGTAAATTAAAAACCCTATGCCGATCAGCAATAGGATTGTGTGTATATATTTCAGTAAGATCAAAATAGGCTACCTCCTCCCAATATTTTCTCGTTTGTCCAGTAACCAGACCCGTCAAATGGTTCAAGGTAGCATACTGCATAAGCATCTAATAGAGCATCTAGTGGGTCGATTTTATTGCTATTCTTATCCTTATCAATACGCATACCGTTATTATCGACTTTGACACGCGCATTATTGATAGCCATAGTTAGTAACTGATTTCCAGCGTGCTTGATAGTACCTTTCAAGACTTCATCACGTAGCTGTCTGGTTGGCATATTCAAGACCATTGTGTTTTGTCTGACTTCAATTAATGGCCATTCTGGATGTCGTTTCTCGATCATCGCAATTAATGAGCTGAACTGGTAAGGGTCAAAGCATATCGCTTGTAATTCCCATTCGTTCATATAGATCATCTCTTCCAACTTCTCAAGGACACGCTCATCATCAATCACACCACTTTCAAGTGTAGTGATTTCACATTCCCCCATACGTTCTAGGTTGGTATAAGAGACGCCGTCACGCTTTTCTTTGGCCACCAAACCGTATTTTGTAGCTACAAAGGAAAAGCTATCACAAAACCAATAATCGTCCATCTGTACCATTGTGGATATAGCAAATAAGTCGTTAACCTTACCAACATCGACACCAATCCACACTCTGCGCTTGCGTGTGTTTGGTTTTTCATCGAGTTTAGCCTGTTGCCAGCTCGCTTTATCCATATACGATGATTCTGATGATTGTCGCCACATATTAAAATTCTTGACCAGCACTTCATTCACTGTGCCAGTCTCAAGCGATACTTTCCTACGTGTTCTTAGATAATCAATCATGTTATCATAGAGAGCTTCAACCTCTAGGATAGGATTTGACTTAATCCAATTTGCTTCATCTTTGATTTCTTCTTCATTGTCTTGTTCTGCGATAAAAGCAAAGTAACCATCATCCGTAATTTCATCATTTAAAATCCGTTCAATGTATGGATACTCGATTGTATGCATCGATACGTTTAAATCAAATCCAGCGGTTGAGATAATCAAAATTAGTGGATTATCTAACTGCCCTTGACCAGATTCAAGCAGTTCGATCATTTCATTTGTTTTCGATGCTGCAAACTCATCCAGCACACCCACATACGGTTCAAATCCATCGACTGCCCCCGTATCACGGGAAAGTGGTCGTATATAGGATTCATCTACTAAGTTGCGCAATTCCTCACGCACTCGTTTAGTAGCCTTACGGACATCTTCATCTTGCGCCCTCAAGGCATCTAACTGCTTACGTGCCATCTCAAACGCTATCTTTGCCTGCGTTTTATCGTTGGCCGTACAAAATAACTGTCTGGACATCGCAGGATTCCTACCAAACAGAAATTCATAGAGCAATATACCAGCCACAAGAATTGTCTTACCATTCTTACGGGCCAGCGATATCATAGCCTTTCTGAATCGTCTGATAGTCTTGTCTGACTTTCTGCGCCAACCGTATAAGCTGGCGATAATAAACTTCTGAAACTCTGCTAATGGATAAGGTTTGCCGGTTTTAACGTCTGGGAGGATTTCAATAAAATCAATCGGGTTCTTCGCCATTTCTGGAAAGTAGTCGTAGTCGCTGTTGGGAATATTTTCCAAATCTCTCATGTGTCGTTTGCAAGCCTTATAGACTTTCGCACTCACTCTACGCTTTCCGTCCAGCACTTCTTTAGCGTACTTATAAGCCACATCTTGATATTTCTTATCTACGATTGTTTCAATCCTCCTTTCTGACAAAATACAGACCGTGTAGGAATCGAACCCACGACTACAAGGTTGGAGCTTGTCATGTTACCTCTACACCAACGGCCTAAAATAAAAAGGAGGTGTTATCCTCCGAATTTATCAAATATACTGGTTTTCTTCTCTTCCACTTGTGGTACATACAGTTTCATCCGACTGTCCACGGTCAAACCAAGTTGTGATGCTGCTCGTGTTAAGTTAGTAGTCGCACGTTCCAGACTGTATAGCATTTTATTTGGTAAGACTTTACCACTGCTTGTCTCGTATACATACCCTTCCTTTTGCAATCCGCGAGAGATTTCTTTGTAGACCGCATACCAAGTACAATAGGTCTCTAAAATCGCTCTATCCAGATTTCTGAGGGGTAGCTTTCGCAGGTCATTAATCACACGCTTGTATTCTGCTTTGGCGATTGGGTCAAAATGTTTTGGTGGTGTGATCTGCAATGCTTCCAGACCATCAGAAGCCTTGTCCTCAATCTTCTTGCGTGCAATCTTCTCTTCTTTCGTCAAATGACTTTTAGTTGTTGCTACTAGCTTCATTTTGCGTCCCATATTGACACCTCCTTTACTCAAATGCCTTTTCAAAAACGGAATTTTTCGTACAAAAGAGGCCGCGTCCTTTGAATCACGAACCATATAGCCCCGTTCATAAAATTGCGGGGGTAAATTCCGAACATTAACCCCATTTCTCTTTATCTTCGTTCACCCAAGACCCGCAGTCGGGTTCGGTTGGTTGACACGAATGACAATCACAATAGATTGTTGCGATAGAGAATTGCTCTCTTGTCATTGCATCTTTTGCAACTTGCTTTTAAGTTTGTTCTATCTAATCTTCGATTCCAATCAGCTTTCAATGGAATCACATGATCACTCATCGTTGCTTCGTCTCCACAATATTCGCAGACATAATCATTCTCAAGCAAAACCAATCGAGATAATGCTTTCCATTCTTTCGAATTATAAAACGCTTTGGCTTCACGATCGTACTTCCATCGCATACGATTGTATTCAGCGTATTCGTCTTGCCTTGAACCATAGTCAGATAAGACTCGTTTACCTCTTGACATCGTTAACTTCTGTGGTCTCATATTATCACCTTTTAAAATAACAAAAGAGATCCACAAAGCTATTGCAGATCATTGGTACTAAATAAGGAGACAAAACAATTAGGCTTGCGAACGTTTCTGCTGCCTTACGAATCTCTTTCTGTATACTATATTATCAGGTCGTGTGTATCATTTGTTAAAGGTTGGTTCATCTTTAATAACTAAATGCTCAATCGCTTTCGCTCTTGCTCTTTGGATTGTCGCATGAGAATAATTCAATTCTCTCTTGGTTTCTTGCCATGAGTAGCCATTAA